AAGTAGTATATACGGATGGAAGTATAGGGGGAGGAGGTGGTTGGCATATCCTATAAAAACAAAATATTTATTAGCGCATAAAAAGCTCAAATAACTTAAAAATGGGGAAAACTTATAAATTCGCTGAGAAAGATAAAGCTGCTCTTTTAAATGGCTTAAAAAAAGCAGGCGTTAAAGTAGATAGTTATGAAATTAAAGATAATGAACAAAAAGGTGAATTTGAAATAACATTTTCAGAACCCGGCGAAGAAGAAAAAGCTAAATTTTTGTTACGTTCCTCCGACATTAATAAATTAACAGAAGTGTTACGTGGTATTATACGCGAAGAAATAAAAAGAAAATTTGGATCCTAGATTTCTTTTCCGTAGCTTCAACCTACGAGCGGTTTGGAAGGTTGGTTGGAAGGAAGAAAAATAAGAAAAACAGATGGGAACGGAAAGGTGCGTATATTTATATATAAACATATATTATGAGATATAAAAACAATGTATTAGATAAACTGAGTCAAGCCGACGCTCTAGTAAATCGTCTTGCTGTTCAATTAAATAGGAATATGAGTAAAGAAGAATCAATGGATACTCTTACTAGTTTAAAAGAACAAATTGAATCTACTCGTGAAATGGTTTCTATTGAATCGGACGATTTTGAACAACAGTTTAGACCACAATAATAATTTATGAATATAGTTATGTGGGTGATTATAGTTCACCTAATAGAAATAATTGTTCTTGCTGGTTATTTGTTAATTCGCAAAAATAACAAACTAGAACGAATAATAGCTGAACAACAGAACTATATTGATGCTGTTAGTATTATAATTCAAGATTCAGAAAATACTATTAAAGAATTAGACGCTCGTGGAGCATTTGAATCCGATGATGAGGTTGGTACTTTCTTTAAAAATTTAAAAGAAATACAAGAAGTACTAAACGGATTTAATACTCGTAAAAACTAGTTTGGTTCCGATATTTTTTGTTATTATATTATATAAACATTAAATATCATTATGTCAACATACTACGAAGAAGATAGTTCTGATTTATTTTTAGAACCACAAGCAATTGCCCTTAATAAGCGAGGTCAACCTCGTAAACGCAAACCTAAAGAACCTAGGATTTATTTTACTCTAGATACTGAAGAAGCTATTATAGAATATTTATCTTCTAATGATCAAAATTTTCGTAATCGTCTCTATAGCGATCGTATAGAGTATGCCTTTTATAAGCTTGCAGAAAACATAATTCATACCTTTAAATTCTACCATACAGATTCTGATACCATAGAAGAATTAAAGCATGAGGTCGTTACTTTCTTACTTGAAAAACTTCACCTATACGACCAATCTAAAGGTAAAGCCTATTCCTATTTTGGTACTATCGCTAAACGTTATTTAATTGTTTACAATAATAACAATTACAAGAAACTTCAAGAACATGCTGATGTAGAAGAAATTGATGAAGATAAAGGTATGCTAAATGAATCTATTCGAGAAGCAGAAGATAAAGCAGATCCTGATAGCTTCATTGAACAATACATTCGCTATATAGATATTCATCTTTACACTTTATTTCCTAAACCTCAGGATGCTAAAACAGCAGATGCTATTGTTGAGTTATTTCGTAAACGGGAAACACTAGAAATATTCAATAAAAAAGCACTATACATTTATATCCGTGAAATAACAGATACTTCAACTCCTCATATTACCAGAATTACCAAAAAATTAGACACATTACGTACTCGGTTATTCAATGAATATTATCAACATGGATATATAAAGATTTAAGTACATATATTTATTGATAAACATAAGTCATGGCTAATTTTGACGATATAACCCTATTTGGTAGTACGTCATTATCCGATATATTCAAACAAATACACCGCAATAATAAGGATACTGACAAACAAATTAATGAGCTCATTGATGCTCTTAAACCCCTCGCATCATCTAACGCAGGGTCTGCTGTTATGCTTATGCCTACTGTTAAGGATTTAATTGATGTTAATGTAAAAAATAACGAACAATTAATCAAAATGGCAGGTATTGCACAACGAGCATCAACTAATAATGGTCCTTCTACCGCCGCCGATTTTTTTGATCCCTCTGAAATACAACAACTATTAGAGGAACAGCGTGCTGTACAGCAAGAAGGACAAAAGTTAATTCAATCAACAGAAACTATTCAACATCAAATTGAAAATAAGTAATGGTAACTAGAAATGGCTTTGCACAGTTTGCAGCAGATATATCTCGTGGATATTCTGTTGGTGGAAGCACATCTGCTGGTTTTTCATTAGTAGAAGTAGTAAAAATAGTGTTAGATGAAGGAGAAACAAAGGATGAAAAAGAAGCTTTTAATCTTGTAGGAGGATGGAATGGTATAGGAACTATCTTTTATAAGGGATATGCTGCTACTTCTAACTCTAACTCTAATGAAGGCGAAGATCCTACAGAGCTTTTAACAGCTGTACCTTTTGATTCTAATATAAAACATTATCCTCGTCCTGGAGAAGTTGTTTTAATAATAAGAGGTCCTTCTTACTTAGGCAAGACTGTAGATGATTTATATGGCAAATCATATTACTTAGGTCCATTTAATGTATGGAATAATTCTCAATTAAACTCTTTATCATCTATATCTCCAGGAAAATATTTTAATAATAATTCTGATATAAGACCTTTAAGAGCTTTTGAGGGCGATATTATAATACAAGGAAGAAAAAATAATGGTATAAGATTTGGTAGTACAATAGCTAATCTAAACGAATGGAGTGCTTTTCCTGCAGTAGGAAATGAAGGAGACCCTATTATGATATTAGTAAATGGGTACATAACTACTGATACTGGATCTTTATCTCCTAATATTGAAGAAGTAAATAAAGAAATGTCATCGATTTATATGACATCAACTCAAAAAATTCCTTTAAAACCAGATAGAATAGATATTTTAAATCCTAGAACAAAGCCTCTTCTTCCTCAAAATTATTTTAATGGGTCTCAAATAATCTTAAATAGTGATAGAGTTACTTTAAATTCTAAAAAGGATGAAGTAATGATATTTGCTAAAACTAATGTAGAAATTAGTACTAATAATATTATAAATTTAAATTCAAAAAAGAGAACCCATATAAATTCCCCTATGGTGTTTTTAGGAACTAAACAAAATGGAAAACTCCCCACAGAACCTATATTATTAGGAAATCAAACTGTTGCTTTACTTACTGATTTATTAAAATATTTAGGTGAATTAGGGAATGCATTAACTCAAGCTGTTTCTTCTCCATTAGGGGGACCCATCCCTACTTTAAATACTGCTGGACCTAAATTAGTTGGTGATTTAAAAAATCTACAAAATAGATTAAAGAATATTGTTTCTTCTAATACTTTTACTACATAATGAATAATATATCTAATAATATATCATCTCTTTCTTCTTCCCAATTATTAAATAATGCTAAAAGCCAGCTAAAAGGAAAAACTGACCAAATTAAACAATCTACTTTATCAAGAGTTAATCAGTTAAAACAAGAAATAGAAGATTTAACTAGAAGAAAGATTAATATTGAAAAGACCTATGGAAATAAATTTCTTCAATTACAAAAAGATTATGAAAATAGATCTATAACAGAAGAAGAAAAAAATCAAAAATATTCATTAATACAAAGCCAAAAAGCAGAAGAATCAGAGTTATTAAATAATGAAATTCAAAGAATTCAAAATGAAATTTCTGATTCTTTACAAGATGAATTAAAAGATATAAAAGCTGAAAGAAAAAAACTTAACAATCGTGTTAGTAAAAATGTAAAACAAATTGATAAGGGAGCAATAAAAGCTAATGTTTCAAGAAATATTCAAGTACTAAAAAATACAGTCAAAGATAAAATAGCTCCTATTGTTATAAATTTATTAACAAACCTTGCAATAGATATTATTAAAAAAAATTCTAGATTACAAGAGTTAGTAGATAAAACAAATGAAATAATAGATGCCGCTGATACTATTGAAAAAATTAATCAAGCTAGAATATTAAGAAATAATGCTTTAAATATAATAAATAACCAAGAAGTAAAAATAACTAGGATAAGGAATGTAATTAAAACAATACAAAGAATAATAGAAATATTAAATACTGTTCTCACAATAATTCAGCTTATTCTTAGACTTCCTTATCCATTTCTTATTCCTATTAAAATTAAACTCCAACCTACACTCCAAAGAATAACAAAAATATTAAATGAACTAAGTATAGGGCTGGCAGCTATAACATCAGTACTAAATGATATAATTGCTTATTTAGAGGATTTAAAATCCCAATTACGTGATTTAGGTACATTAATTGAAGCTAAAACAGCAGACCCAACAATTAATGCAGAACAATTTTTACAAGATCTTCAATTTAACCAACCTGATAATGTGTCTTATAAAGGGTTTAAGTTTGCAATTAGAGAAGAAAGTGGACCTAACGCAATAGTAGTAAAAGGATATAAACGTCGATATGCTGTAGCAATTGATACTAATAATGTAGACGTATTAAGAAGTGAATTATCATTTACACAAGACCCACAAGACTTAATAGATACTTTAAAAATAATAATAGATCGAGAAAATTTAATTGCTTAATATTTATTTATATGAATGTCAAATTATTTAAAAAATTAATTAGAGAAGCAGTAATTGAGGCACTCCATGAAGAATTACCGGATATTATTAATGAAACTTTAGCGAAACAAAATAAACAACCTATTCGCGAAGGTAAAACCTTTAATTTTACCAGTGCTGATGCTCAATTACCCGGAGATATACGTAGTTCATTAGCTGCTAAAATGGGTATGGAATTTGGTTTTCAACCACAACGTAACGATTTAAAAGTTATTGATGCTGTTGATGAATCAACTGGTGAAAAATTAAACCCATATTTGAATTTTATTGCAGATGCAGCGGCTAATATGACACCAATGGATAAATCAGGATTAAGAAATCTAGAATAAAATGCCAACACAACCTACCAGAGTTAATCCTTTAGATTTGCAAGGTAATATTGCAATTGGTGTGGCTTTGCCTTTTCAAAAAGAAGGAGTTTTTACAAGTACGTATAGTACTAAAGATCAAATTAAATCTAATATAATAAATGTTTTACTTACTGATAAAAGTGAACGTTTATTTAATCCTGAATTTGGATGTAATCTTAGAAGATTATTATTCGAAGGATTAACGGAAGATACGTATGAAAATGCAAAAAATGCTATATCAACAAGTCTTAACTTTTTCGTACCAGAAATAAATTTACTAGACATCGTTATAAAACCAGATGAAGATAATAATTCTTTATATTTAACTATACAATATTCTCTTAAAATATCAGGAACACCAGATCAAATAACAGTAGAACTTATATAAAATGGCCGATAATAATGTATCATATTTAAATAAAACTTTTAGCGATTTTAAGACTAATCTTATAAATTATGCTAAAACCTATTTCCCAACAACATACAATGACTTTTCAGAAGCCAACCCAGGAAATATGTTTATTGAAATGGCTTCTTATATAGGAGACGTATCATCTTTTTATACTGATACTCAATTACAAGAGACATTTTTATTATATGCTAAAGAAAAAGAAAATTTATATGCTTTATCTTACATGTTAGGATACCAACCTAAAGTATCTTATGCTTCTAATGTAATAGTTGATATATATCAACAAATCCCTTCTCAAACAATACTTGGTGTAAAAAGCCCAAATTATAATTATGCTGTTGTAGTCCCAATAAATACAATTTTAACTTCTACTAGCACAGGGGCTAAATTTTTAACATTAGAAGAAATAAATTTTAATGATGCTACTAATACAGAAATATCTTATATTAATTCTAATTTTTATTTACTTAAAAAATCAGTTACAGCTATATCAGCTGAAATAAAATCTACTACATTATCTTTTAATGCAACCCCTCAAAAGTTTTCTATTGCTAATATAATAGATAATAATATATTACAAATATTAGATGCTACTGATGTTCAAGGAAATAAATGGTACGAAGTACCATACCTTGCCCAGTCTTCTATATTATCAAAAGTTAGTAACCCTACATCAGGCAGTGATGGAGTTCCTTATTTGACTACTTACCAAAGAGTTCCTAGGCGTTTTGTATCCAGATTTTTATCAAATAATACCTTGCAATTAGAATTTGGAGCAGGAATATCAAACAAATCTGATAACAAAATTATACCTAATCCAGATAGTATACAACTAGGACTAGTACCAGGAACTTCTAATTTACTAAATCAATATAATAAAGCATCTGTATTTTTTACTCAAGAATACGGACTAGCCCCTACTAGCAATATTACAGTAAGATATTTAGTAGGAGGAGGAATTACTTCTAATGTACCTTCACAAGATATAACAAATATCCAAACATCAGGAATATATTTTCCTAGTGGAGTAAATCCATCTTCAGACGCTTTGGGAGCTACAATAATACAAAGTATATTATCTACTAATCCATTACCCGCTGCTGGTGGAAGAAGCGGAGATGAAATAGAAGAAATACGTAATAATGCTTTATATGCATATCAATCTCAATTACGCGCTGTAACTAGAGAAGATTATATGGTACGAGCTTTATCACTTCCTCCAAATTATGGCTCAATAGCTAAAGTTTATGTTACTCAAGATCCTGCTAGAGAAGAATTACAAACACCAACAGTAGCATACACTGAAGAACGTAATCCTTTATCTTTAGACATGTACATATTAGGTTATAACTCTACTAAACAACTTATAACGGCACCAACAGCATTAAAAAACAATTTATCTGCATATATTAACCAATATAGAATGGTTACTGATGCTATTAATATTAAAGATGCTTTTTATATTAATATAGGAGTTAATTTTGATATTGTAATACAAAGTGGATATAATAATAATGATGTAATAACAAATTGTATATTAACTTTAAAAGACCATTTTAATATAGATAATTGGAATATCAATCAACCTATAGTTTTATCAGACATAGTTTCTACTTTATTAAAAACAAAAGGAGTACAATCTGTAGTAAAATTAGAAATAATAAACAAACAGGACCCAACAGGAACAACATATTCCCAATATGCATATGATATTTCTGGAGCTACTCGTGGTGGTAATGTTTATCCTTCATTAGATCCATCTATATTTGAAGTACGTTACCCTGATACTGATATTCAAGGTAGAGTAGTACCATTTACAATCTAAAAGTTATAATCTACCATATTTATATGTAGTAATCATGTAATTATGGCAATTTATAAAATATTCCCAGAAAAATCTGCAACTCTTTATTCATATTATCCCACGCTTAATTCGGGATTAGACGAAATATTAGAACTTAGTACTTATAAAAGTATTCAAGGCACATATGAAATATCTCGTCCCCTTATTAAATTTCCTCAAAGCGAAATACTTGATGTAATTAACAATAAAGTAAGCGGAGCTAATTATGATGCTTATTTAAGATTATCTTTAGCTAATGCCTCCCAAATACCTTTAGATTATACTATATATTGTCACCCATTAGCAGTAGATTGGAATAAAGGAACTGGTAGATCTTCTAATTCTCCCATTACTACAGACGGTGCAAGTTGGGAATTTAAAGATTATTTGAGTGGCAGTGTATGGTTCACAACTAATTCTATCCCAGCAGGAACAACAGGTTCTTATAAGTCTGGTAGTACAGTAGGTGGTGGATTATGGTATACTGCTTCTTCTTATGAGAGTACACAATCTTTCACATATATTACTCCACTAGACATTAATTTAAAAGTAACTAATACTATATCGGCATGGTCTGGAAGTACAATATCTAACTATGGTTTTATATTAAAACACAGTAGTTCATTAGAATTTACTACAGCATCTAACTTTGAATTAAAATACTTCTCAGGTAACACTCATACCATTTACCCTCCATGCTTAGAAATAAGATGGAATGATTGGACATATAATACCGGTTCGTTATCTATAGTAGCATCACCTAGTATAGTAGCTACATTAGCTAATAATAAAAGTGAATATCAACAAGGATCTGTACAACGCTTTAGAGTAAATGTGCGTGACTTATATCCTGCTAGAGCATTTCAAGCTACTTCTGTTTATCTTAATAATAAAGCTTTACCAACAGCTTCATATTATTCAATAAAAGATTTGGATACTGAAGAAATTGTCGTAGATTATGACACTACATACACTAAAATTAGTTGTGATTCAACAGGTATGTATTTTGATGTCTATATGAATGGATTAGAACCTGAGCGCTATTATCAAATATTAATTAAAACTACAATAGCTGGAACAACATTAGTATTAGATGATAATTATTACTTTAAAGTTATAAGATAATGGCTGAAAATATACAAATACAAAAACAAGTATTTAATAAAAATACTTATCCCAAAGTAATTGACACTCAGTTTAAACAATTAGTTGAACCATCCACAGAAGAGGAAATCACAACTTTTACTTTAGATGATTTTTTTGAATTATATGAACAATTATTTTATCAAATTCCAAAAGAAGGAGAAATTAATTCCCATCAATATATTCTTGAAAGAGAAGCAGAATATTTAGGTGTAAATCTTAATCAAGATGATATTCAAGCTTTACTTGATGAAATAACTAATTTAAGACAACAAGTTTTGGACTCTCAATCCATTGTAACAGAAATAGAGACAACAACTGCTAATATAACAACAACTGGACAATAATGGCGGATAATATAAAAATAGTAGGTAATGTATCTAAAACATCTACTCTTCCAAGATACTCTAGTAGAGATACAAATTTAATTTCTTCTACTATTCTACAGGAATACTTTGGAGGAAGTAATGATTATATTGAATATTATATATATGATTTAAATGGAAATTTAATTAATTTTAGTTATAATTATTTAAATTATAAACTCCCTTCTAATTCTAGCCTAAAACCAGGAACATCTACTCCTCCTAATACTACTGGAAATATTCAAACAACAGATGTAGGAGTAGTTTCAACTTTAGCTAATAATACAGGATCTTTATATCCTATAATTGAGATAGATCCTTTAACAGATATACAAAATGAAGGATTCTTTTCAGGAGATTTTATTGCTAAATATTATTTTTTTCAAAATAAAATATCTAATCCTAATAATAGAGCTCTTTTTGTTAAAGAAATATCTCAAGATAGAACAGAAGTAAGATTAGCTTCTTCTACATTAACAAATGAAGAAATAGAAAAAACAGCTTCTTCTTTAATAGAAAAAATAAACCAATCAGCCTATTATGTAGATTATTTATTAAATTTTGGAGAAGAAAAACAATATTTAGCAGTTAATATACTACTAAATACCAACCCAGAGGGTTATGAAATATTATTTAAATTATATCAACCTTTACCTCTAAACATACAAGAGAAAGATACATTATGGGTTGTTGAAGAAGTAGTATCTTCTTATAATTTTAATATTAATTTAGATAGTGAATTTTCTCCAACAACATCTTCATTATCTTTAAGAGGTCCTAATTTTGACATTAATATTGAAAATCAAGGTACTGTTTCTACTACATATACTAATTATCAAAATTTAATAAGCAATTTTCAATCATTACAAAGCTCTTCCTACCACAGATTATTAAATTTATTCAATTCTCAAAGTGCAGATATAAACATTAATTATGCTGTGAGTGAATCTTCAGATTTTGGTAATTTTGTATTTTTTGGATCAGCATATGCTCGCTTAAATAATTTTTATACTAAAGTTAAACAAATTGAAGATTACAACATTTTAATTCAGAGTTATACTTCTGATTTATCAACTAATCCTAGTTTACAAGCAGATATAAATTATTTCTCTTCAAGTATAAACACAGTAATATCTCAATTTGATGGTTATGAAAGTTATTTATACTTTGAATCTAGCTCATACGCTTGGCCTAAATCAGGCTCTTTCAAACCATATACCTTACTGTCTACAGGATCTTTAAATAGTATAGCATGGTATAATAACCAAACAAGTTCAGCTCAATATTATGACTCTATTAATCCTAATAATTTAGAATATGCTGTTCCTTCTTTTATAAAAGACGATACATTAAATCAACCATTCCTTACTTTTTTAAATATGGTTGGTCATTATTTTGATAATATTTGGATATATTTGAGATCAATTCCTGATATTAATAAAGCTAACAATAATTTAGAAAAAGGCATATCTAAAGATTTAGTATATGATAAATTAAAATCATTAGGAATTAAGTTATATAATAGTCAAGCAGGAGAAAATGTTGATCAATTCCTAATAGGAGCAAACACAGGTAGTAATATATGGAATAATGATTTTTCTATAACAAGTAGTTATTTAAATAATATTCCACGCAAAGATTTAGTTTCTGAAATATATAAACGTATTTATCACAACTTACCTTTATTATTAAAAACAAAAGGTACAGTTGAAGGTTTAGATAGTTTAATGACTATATTTGGTATTCCTAACAAAGATTATTATACAATAACGAGTGGATCTATTAGTGAATCCTTCTATACACCTACAGGTAGCTCTGTAACATCAAGTATATTGAATGTTAAAGAATATGGAGGTTCACTTAAATCTGGATTAGTAAAAGGATATAATAATGACAAAGTAAGAATTACATCTAATGAAATAGCAACAGGTAGTGTATTGTCTCCTATAATGAGCCTACAAACATATACCACAGCCTCATCCCAATTTAGAGATGATGATTTACATTATGTAGATATATCATTTTCTCCTCAAACTCAAATAAACACATATATATCTGGAGCTATAAGTTCTAGTAATGCTACTTGGAGTTTAGATGACTTTATTGGAGATCCAAGATACATGTATAGTTCATCTTATGATCTTTTAGATACAGAACGTAAAAAATACTACCAAGTAGGAGTTTCTGGGTATTCTCCATTCACAGCATCTGCTCTAGATTATAATGGATTTATTAGATTAATAGAGTATTTTGATAATGCCTTATTTAAAATGCTTGGTGATTTTGTTCCTGAAAGAACAAGTTTATCAACAGGTGTTACTTTTGAATCCCCTGTATTAGAAAGAAATAAAGCAGTGTATGCTAATCCTACTTCTACAACAACACAAAGTATTTACGAAGCAGACTACCCAGCATCCGGTATATCTTCTGATTATGGTCATTTTTATGATACTTTAGGAGATGATAAAAAAGCATGGTATGATGGTAATATAAGTGGTAGTTATATTGATGTATATGATTATTTTGAAAATAGTCATCCTAACCCTTATTTACAAGCAGATTCTTCTAGCTTTACAACTCAAAATATATATGAATTCCAGCATTCTGACTTTGATGTACTATTCAATAATGTTTCTAGAAGTGTAGAATCTTTTAATAGAAAAAAAATTGAATATGTTTGGGGAACAACAAGTAGTATTTTAATAACTCCTGAACTACAAGATTCTTATTTAAATCTTCAATCGTATAATACTTCTAGATATGAGGGATCTAAAACATATAGTTTAAAATATAATACATATACTAGTGCAAGTTTAATAGTTGATTACTCTATTCTTAATATAAGTTATAGCTTAATATCAAGCTCTTATGATTGGAATAATGTCTTAAACGGTGCTTTTATAGGAAATCCTTTTTATACAACATTATATTTAACAGGATCTGCTGCTCAACTAGCAAATATAGTAAATATACTAGATCAATCAGATTTAGATTATATATCTATTTCTAACCCAGATCCTTTTATTCCTAACACTGTTACGGAAAAAATATATAAAGTATATGTTTATTATTATAACAGATTTTTAGATCTTGGTCCTCCTATAATTGATATTACAGACTATACTAAACTTGCTTTAGCTCTATCACCAGCTCTAAAAACTGGATTTCCTCCTGCTGATACAGGAGAACAACCAACTATATCATCTGATTATGGTCCTGGTACTTTAAATTTAACTTTTTATAAAAATTATTTAGGAGATAAATCTTATGGTAAAACAACATCAATAGATCGTCAATCATACAAATTAGGATGGGTAAGAACTATACAATCTCAGAGTTTAAATTTTTATGAAAAAACAACATTTAACCTAAAATATCTAATTGACCCTAATTACCAAATCACAGAATTATCTTATAATAACCTTAATTTATTTGAAGTACAAAATATATTCAAATCAGGAACACCAGTAAGAGTATCTGTAACTAACGTTAATTCTCCTTCTAGTCAAGTTACTTTAGATGGTACTAAAACAATATTTAGAGGAGGATATAGATTTGATCCAATACTTTTTAGAGAAAATGGAGAAAGTTTAACTTTTACTTTTAACGAACCTATTAGTCAATCAACAGATTATCTTGGTCTTACTGCTCGTAGTGATTATTATTATCAATATGGTGCTATAGGAGGAAGTAATCATGGAGATCGAGGTTTAAGAGATTTTCAACAACCTTCTAATCAAGCACTTGGAGCTTATACTTATACTTCAAATGATTCTAATATTAATGTAGATATAGCTATAGCAACTAATAGGTATGACCAAAATCAGTGGCTTACTTCAAGAGCTTCTATTGCTAGTAGCAATTTAACTAATTTTTATTATCCTCCAATATTTCCTTCTATATCAGGATATAGAATAGGAAATTATGTTTATGAATTTGATTTTATAAAATTTCCAATAGTAATAAACAATGATGAACCAGGAACAGATACATATTCTAATAGCAATGATTATGTATATAAAGTTCCAAGAACAAGTACTAATTATAGAATATTTGGTCAAATTCCTTTTTATTTTGAAGGAGATGACACTCGTGAGAGATATAGTAATTCACTATTTAGTGGCTATGACCAATGGGGAGAAGGAGGGGTTGGCTTTAAAGTAGTAGCTACTGTTGAAAAAACTAATAATTTAGTAAATGGAACTTGGGAATTAGTAACAGCTTCTCAGTTAGAAAAAATATCTTCTGGTGGAAACGTAGCTAATCCTGACTCTAATACTATTTGGTGGGATGATAACGGTGCTTGGGGGCTTTATGAGTGTAAATTTAATACAACTGCAACACTAAATCAAGGAGACTATGTAAGGGTTAGATTTTACTTAATAGCCATAAGTAACATATTTGGAGCAGGGGATAATGGTAGCTATGAAGACCACCCAGGGGTGGGTAGATATTTTTCTTTTAGAATAGGGGGTGACGGACCTTTTCCTAATGCCAACTATACAAATGATAAAAAATCAATAATTACAATAGAAGATGGTAACACTGCTTATGAAATATATACTTACACAGGTAGTTATGATAATTCTAGTGGACCTTTCTTTTCAACTGGATCTGAACCTAACTCCCTTATACTTTCAAATGCCGCTGTTTCATATATAAACTCTGCTTCTATATTTACTCCTTCTTTAGAAACAGATACTCGAAATTATTATACTCAAGTAATAGATAATTTTGGAATACAAAAGTATGATTTATTTAGATTTGGCCCTTTCAAACAAAATAAACCATCTTATTATACAGTAACAGATATAAAAACAGGATTAAAAGGAGATATAACAACAATACCAGGAACTTTTACTGGAGGAACGGGACTTTTTGCAATATTTCAATTTTTTATTTATAGTTATTCCTATTATACTCCTTCTTTATTTGAATTAGGAGATGTTATTAATATTAGTGGTACAACATCTAATAATAGATCAAATGCAAGAGTAATAGGAAGCTATATAAACTTAGCAACTAATACAGTAGCAGTATGGTTTGTACTTTCCCCCGCCTTTAGTAATACTACATCACCAGAAACACCAACGTTTAAATTTACATCACCAATAAAATATAGAATATATTTTGATAAAAACTTAGATACGGCGTCTACATCACCTAGTAATTTTGCTATTTTAAGACCAAAACCCGATGAAACTACAGTAATAGTAGAACATAAAAAATTCCCTGGGCAAGTATCACAAACGTTATTAATACCAGACGATGCAAATAAATTATTAAAAGATAATGCTGGTAGCATATTTGATCGTTTCAATGAAAAATTAAACCCTAATACATCAAACGAATAATGCAAAATTTATATTATTCCGGATCAGGAGCTTCTTCAATTTTAACATTAGTAGAAGAAAATAGTAATATTTCTACATGGAATGGTTCTATTTTAACTGTGTGTGGTAGCTTAGGTGAAATAATAATCACTAGTGGAAGTCAAAATGTAGCTGTTTTTCCTATAAATAACACTAATATATTTTACGGAATAAATTACCAAAATTTTGACACCCCCGTTACTTTTTCAGCAATAACTTATGAAAGATTATCGTGGACTTTTGGATTTGCTAACCTAGACCCAGACTATTTAGTATATGATAGTCCTACTTATTATATATCTTCTGGTTCTTTTATGTATAAGGCAAGTGGTTCATCTGCTACTGGAAGTTTAATAGAGGCTCTTTTACCTACTGGATCATATGATATAGTATTGAGTTCTTCTTTTGCTGTTTTTCCCGCATATTATACTTCTTCTATAGCAATATATGACTCAACAACAACATCAGTACCTGGATCTCCAGGAACTTTAATATCTAGTACATCAGGTTCTACTCCTTTTTCAGCTTCTTTATTTTTATCTGCTTCTAAATCATATACAATAGCGATGTTTATACAGGGAAATTACGGTTTAACATAATTTTACAATCTTAATATATTTATAGTATATACAACAAACAATAAACAATGGCAATATTATCACCTACAGTAGTAACAGTAGATGCAATTTTAACCACAAAAGGTCGCGAATTGCTTGCACGTAACGATGGTTCATTTCAAATCACACAGTTTGCTTTAGCAGATGATGAGGTAGATTATACTTTATATAATCCAAGTCATCCATCTGGATCTGCGTTTTATGGTGAGGCAATTGAAAACACACCCATAATTCAAGCATTTCCTAATGATACACAAGTAATGCGCTACAAATTAGTAACATTACCTCGTGGTACATCACGTTTGCCTGTTATTAGTCTTGGGTATGATACAATTACTCTTAAACAGGGTGCTTCATTAACTATAACTCCTCAAACTTTAAATTATTTAGGAGCTACAAGTACATTTGAAGCTAACGGATATACAGCTACTATTGCTGATGTTAGACTAGTATCCTCTTTTCAAGGTACTGGAGCTACATCTACCTCTGTAGTAGGTGATCAAAATTTAAATACTACAACAGGAGCTGTATTATCTAAATCAACATTAGGTACTTCATTTACTATTACAGGCACAACAGTTAATACCTTATTTGGCAGTTCATTAACTTCTTTATCTACAACACTTACAGTAATTGGTAGAGATAGTGGTGCTAGAATTACTGTTCCTCTTAATATTCAAAAAGTATCAACTATATAATTAAAATAAACTAAAATATGTCATTTTCAAGATATAATACAGAAGATTCAGTAATAAGTGCCGAAACAGTAGTTCGCGGAGCATGGACTTCAGGTTCAGGAGAAGCATATAAATTAACTACTGCTCTTACTTCTAGTACAACTCCAACAGAATATTATGTTGATGTTTATGCTACGCCATATTCAACATCAGCTTCTGTTCAGTTTTCTGCTCAGTATGGTAATATAAATGGATCTGGATCTGCTATTATAAATGCTCAAGTTCCTAATGGGGGATATACTCCTTCTCGTGTTGTATATGGAGAATACAGAAATTTAGTTTATGGTACTGAAACTCAAAATTTTACTTTTGATGGAGGTGTAACAACAGCAACTGATATATTTGTTATTAGTGTAGCAAGAGGACAATATAAACAAGCTCTTCATCCTGGTACTTTTAATTTAAAATTAACCAATGGTGGAAGTAGCATTAATTTAACGGATGATAGTACAACAACTAGTTTAACCCGTTTTGCTGGTGAAAATAAAATATATTATCTTATAAGTGGAAGTAATGGAGCTCCTTACACATCAAGCGCAGCTACAATTTATTATGGCATGATGCTACCTGATCTAGGAACAATCATATTAAACGCCTCTGGATCTAATTCAGTACAACCTTATGTAGCTACTTTAGCAACAGCAACTGCTTCTGCTGCAAGTCCTACAAATGCCCAAAGATTAGTTAATTCAATAAGAACAGGGGGTAACTTTGAATTACAATCAGAAGAAGTAGTATCATCACGTTACTTCTTTACTCGTGTAAAGAATAGTGAATTTAATTATACTACAAATCCTTCAATTATAGACGCAAATGGTAATCTACTATATACTACTTTAATTGATAATCCTCAAACTTATGTTACCGCCGTGGGAATGTATAATGATAATAATGAACTATTAGCTGTAGCTAAATTATCAAGACCCTTAACTAAAGATTTTACAAAAGAAGCTTTAATTAGAATTAAACTTGATTATTAAAATGTTATGCTATAATAATGGGATCATTCAAAAAACTCAACAAAGCGGATATAACAACCTTCCCTTATTATGCTAATAAGAAGTGGAATTTAACAGCTACGGCAGGCTCGTCAGGTAGTGATTCCTTTCGGATTTATGGAGGACAAAACATATCTTATTATGATCCGGGAGATATGTATTCAAATAATCAATCTTTTTCACTAGTATACACTTCAATGAATCATGTGTTTTACCAGTCTTACACTGGTACTTTAAACACAAGTTCATTAATGTTTAATACAGAAACTTTAGAATCAGCCTCATCCCAGCGTCCAACATCTTCTTATTTTAATTATAATAGTAGTCCTTATATAATCAAAAATTATCCTACAGGGGCTAATGAACTAATAAGAGCTATTTCTATAGATAAAAATTATTATGGAAATAAAGTACTCCCTAATAGTTTTATCATATCCGCTTCTGGAATGACTATTCAAGATGATGGATATGGTAATTTATATGATATAACTTCTGCTAATATAAGCGGATATTTTAATTTAGGATATATAACTATAGGGTATTTTGTTAGTCAAAGTCTTCCTGCTGGTGTATATCACGTAGGAAATATATTCTATGCTCATGGTTTAGCTATTATTACTAATCAAAATTGGATGACTAATATAGATATTCCTTTAACTGCTCCAATAAAAATATCCTTTCAAAACGAATACCCTATCTATGAAAATGAAGTTCGTTGTATAGTTAGAGAAAGTGATTTTAATTTAACATATAATCCTACTATAATAACAGGCAGCTACACAGGAAGTGGAGTAATACGAGATTTTGCAACAGGATCTACATTCCAACCGTATGTTACATCAATAGGTTTATATAATGATGATAATGATTTATTAATGATAGCTAAATTAGGTAAACCAATAGTTCTATCATCAGATACAGATATGACTTTTATTGTTAGGTACGATACCTAATATTTATAATAAATTGTTATGGTAAAATGGAAATATTGGGATAAATATAATCCCGAAGATTATTTAGGTTTTGTTTATAAAATTACCAATACAACAAATGGTAAATTTTATATTGGTAAAAAATTCTTTTGGTACAACAAAAAGAAAAAACTCACCAAAAAACAATTAGCTGAACAAACAGGCCCAGGTCGCAAACCAACTACTGAAATAGTTAAAGTAGAAAGCGATTGGAAAACATATTGGGGTTCATCTAAAGAATTACTCGCTGATATCAAAACATTAGGTGAAGATAAATTTGAATGCACTATACTCAAATTATGTAAGAATAAAAAACAACTTACATACTTTGAAATGCATCATCAGTGTAAACATGACTGTTTAGTATGTCCTTCACTAACATACAACGATAATATATTAGGTAAATTTTTCGGTAAAGACTTGGTATAGTCAAAATAAGATTTTATATTCGAGGTTATGGAGAATGCTGCCCTTCTAATATTATTGGAATCTGTACTAGGTACTAGTCACAAAACTAGTCGGGGTAATTACTCATTCAAATGTCCCTTTTGCACTCACCATAAGAATAAACTCGAAATCAACTGCATAACAAACGCAAAAAGCGAGAATCCTTGGCATTGTTGGGTGTGTGAAGCAAAAGGAAAAACCATTAGAGCGCTTTTTAAAAAAACTAAAGCGCCGTCCAATAAGATAGCGGAGCTAAACATGATTATTGCTCCTGGTAAAGAGGAAAAACAGGCAATATCAACAATGCTTGAATTACCTAAGGAGTTTATATCATTGA